TGGAGTTGTTCGCCTAAACTAACAGTAAGCGGCGAAGAGTGGGCACAAGCGATCAAGCCAGAAGTAGTTGCAACATACAAGTACAGTCTACCTAACAGCGATATGTATCTAAAGTTTGTTGTAGCAGACCAGATCGACGTTGAAGAAGTACATAAAGCTGTGGCGGAATACAGATTAGCAGGCGTGGAATGTCCGGTGTACTTGATGCCACTAGGCGGTCGCAGCGAAGAATATGAAATGAACGAACCTAAGGTTGCAGAAATTGCAATGAAGCAGGGCTGGAGATTCTCTCCAAGACTTCATATTCAATTGTTCGGCAATGCATGGTCTACGTAACCTAAAAAGTGTCCCATTTATTACAAAAAAGATAAATAATTTTAAGTAATAAATGGGACACTTATGACTAATCCAATTAACAAATATAGTAAGGAAGAGTTTTTACACAAAGTAAATGACACCAATACAAATATAAAAGTTTTTATAAACGAATACAAAGGCGTCGACGCAAAATATAAGTACAAGTGCAAGCATGGAACTTATGAATTATTTGGATGGCAACTAATATCTCGCAAATATTGCTGTCAAACAGGATACCACGAAAATAGAATACCAGCACAAAAAAAGACTATCAATGATCGAGTACAAGAAATAAAGAAAAGATGGTACGATCACTATATATTATCGAATGCTAGATTTGACCCAACAGAAAGACGAAAGATTATTGTAGAATGTAAAGTACACGGCGAATTTAGTCAATGGACAAGAAGTCTAGTAGGCAATAGTGTAGTGAACGAAGCGTGTCCTACTTGTTCAAAAGAAAACAACAGAGAAAGATCAAGAATTGCAGCGCATATAAATTTCAAGCCGTGCTGGGGCAATCAAGCAAGCGTGAGCAAAGCAGAAACTAAATGGCTAGATAGTTTAAACGTCATAGGTAGACAAGTATTTTTAGAGGACGTATACTATACTGTAGACGGATATGATTACGACACCAACACTGTTTACCTATATCACGGAAGATTCTGGCACGGATGTCCTAACACGTATGATCCAGAAGAGCAACACCCAATACTAAAAGTTAAAATGAAAGAACTATACGAAAAAACGATTTACTACGAAAACAAAATTAAAGACGCAGGATACGGTTTAATAGTACATTGGGGCACATAAATACGCACATTAAGGAGCTATTATGGGAATTTGGAAAAAGATCACAGGCATTGAAAAAATCGAACGAGCAAGAGCAGAAGAAGAGGCTCGTCTTGAGCTAGCTAGAAAAGAACACCTAGAGTATGAAAAAGCAGCAGCAAAGAAACGCAAGGAAGTTGCCGAGCTAGAAGCTAAAGAAGCAGCAGAAGCAGCCCGTGTTAAAGAAGACCGCGAGCTTGCTAAAATGTCGCCCAAGGACCGAGCAACAAAGAAAGGCGAGCCTTGGGTAGATGTTATCGAAACCCACGTTAACGAAGATAATATCCGTAACGGGTTTTTTGAGCTTGACTGGAACAACGAGTTTATTGTATCATTAAAACAAGCAGGATACGGCGAGGAAGCCGACCCCGAAGAAGAAGTAGTAGACCGTTGGTTCCGTGATATTGTGAGCCAAATGCTTTCAGAAGAAGGTGTTGATCCGCAGAGCAGAGCAGCAGGCTATATCAACGTCGAATCACTGGGCAACAGCCGTTCGGAGGTATCATGACAGCGATAATTTTGTTTTTAGTAAAGGTATTAATTGCATTACTAGTAATAGCAGGAATATTTGCAACAGCAATTGGCCTAATTACCTTGGTTCAATTTGCGAGGACAAAAAATGCACCTGCTGACTCAAGTAATAGAATCAATCACATTCGACTGTGGTGGTTCGCACTAACGCGCCCGGAGTTGTTTACAGAAACGTTTCCGTGGATGAAGAAAGATGAACTTGACAATATGCAAGACTAATGAAAATAAAAAAGACAACAGTTAACACCCCAACCCGTAAGCTAAAAGCAACATGGACCGTAGAATCATACGATGACTGGATGCCGTTGCTGAACAATAAACTTGTAGCCGAAGATGTTGAGCTTTCTACAGGCACTAAGTATCTTGTTGTCTGTAACGATTGTACACAAGCTCGACAGATCGAAATCGTCAAATGGCTTATAGCAACATTTAATACAGGATATCGTATAGACGAAGATTATATCATTTTCGATGAAGAAAAGTACCGCACTCTAATGCTTATGCGCTGGAGTAGTGTATAAAGTTCTTGACTTTGCAGCAAAAGATGCTATAATTACGTATAACCTGACAAATCAATAGGACTATACATGAACAAGACTTACATTCTAGCAGACACCGCAAATGTTTTTTTCCGCGCACGACATGTGGTACGCGGCGACATTGACACAAAAGTTGGCATGGCCCTACACATCACCCTCAACTCAATCAAGAAAGCATGGACTGACTTCAACGCAGACCATGTTGTCTTCAACCTAGAAGGCCGTAGCTGGCGCAAAGACTTCTACGCACCCTACAAACGCAATCGCAAAGAAGTAAAAGCGGCAATGACCGAGCGCGAGCAAGAGGAAGACCAAGCGTTTTGGGAAATCTACGAAGAATTTACTAACTTCATCAAAGAAAAGACCAACTGTACCGTATTACGCGACCCGCAGTTAGAGGCCGACGACCTGATCGCTGGCTTTATTCAAAATCATCCGGACGACAATCACATTATTATCTCAACAGACGGCGATTTTGCTCAGCTTATTGCACCTAACGTCAAGCAATACAACGGTGTTGCTAATATGACCATCACTATCGACGGCTACTTTGACGACAAAGGCAAGGAAGTTATCGAAAAGAAGACACAGGCTCCAAAGCCTGCTCCGCATCCTGAATGGCAACTGTTTGAAAAGTGTATGCGCGGTGACACAAGCGATAACGTATTCTCTGCATACCCAGGCGTGCGCAAGAAAGGCACTAAAAACAAGGTTGGTCTAGCAGAGGCGTTTGACGATAAGAACAACAAAGGCTTCAACTGGAATAATATGATGCTGCAACGCTGGACTGATCACGAAGGCAAAGAACATCGTGTAGTAGACGACTACAATCGTAACGTCACATTGTGCGACCTGAGTGCACAGCCTGCAGACATTCGTGCAATTATCGACGAGACGGTAAATAACATCGAAACAAAAACCGTAAGTCAGGTCGGACTACGACTAATGAAGTTCTGTGCCAAGTGGGATATGCAGAGAATTGCAGATCAGGCACAGCAGTACGCAGAACCACTCAACGCAAGGTACACACAATGAAGCTACTAGCATTTGAGACCCAACAAGAACTAGTCGATGCTGCTAGCAAGGGCATTGCTGTGTCAGTGATCCTCAACGTTGAAGACTTTGAAGCACAGTACCAGAAGAACTACCTAGCAATGTTGGGGTTTAACGGGCGCGAGAAGTACAAGATTTGTACGATCTTATCTGAAATCCACAACATGCCCGGACACTACGTAGTAATAGGCAAGAATAACCAAATAGTCAGTGGACTACATGGTGATATCTTCTATATAGAAGATGAAGAAGAAGACGAGGAGTATGTAGATTAATGATAACAAAAGCAAAACCAATTATTAAAGACAAGTTTTGGATCGTCGAGCGTGATGGCAACAACATCGGAACAATAAGAGTAGACGACGATCGATTTATGTTCAGCGACAAAAACGGCGTAAAGTACTTTGACAACAAAAAGCAGCTTGAACGCAAGTTGGGCAAGACCGTATTCGAAAGAAACGAAGATGCCGGAATCGAAGTTGAAAAGATTGTGCATGGGTACCCTGTGTCAACCACTCCTTACAATGCAATGCTTAATGTAAAACAAGGATTACCTTTGTTTACTAAAAGCGTAAAGAGCAGTAGTCTATACTGCGCCGGGTACTATATCATCCGATTTGACAAAGGTTGGGTTAAATCGTTTTGTCCAAAGCTAAGCACACTCGAACGTTACAACTTCAAAGGCCCGTTTAAAGATGCGGTAACTATGAGACAGGAGCTGTCAAGTGCCGAAAAATGAACCACTAAACACAATTCCTATTCAGCAGTTTCTACAGCAGGTAAAAACAGCAGATGCTAGCAAGCAACGCGAAGTCCGTCTTACAGTAGAACAGGCCAAGAACTTGGCATTTACCCTAGGGATTGTAATGAGCAGACTCGAAGGCGACCTTGAAAAGCTGATTACAGACAACGCTAGTTCAGGTGAAGAACAGATCGAAGTAAGATTAGACGGCGGCAACAACTGGTAACGGTGCAAAAGAGATAAATATATGCGTAGTTAACTAAGGATTACGCAAATGAGCAGACCAGCACCCACTATATTATTAGAAAACATAGACAAAAAGACTTATAGAAGCGAACAGGTCCTAGCTGCAAACGCAATATGGGCTGTCTTTTACCAAGGGCAGCCTTTTAATTTAAAAAGCTCTAACGCACTTACTAACTTTCCCGGCCCTAAGTATAAGAAAACCAGCTTCTCAAATGAAGGCCATGCACACAACCTCGCTAAAAAACTAAACCAGATGTTCAACACGACTGAATTTGATGTGCGCAAGCTCACGGACGGCGAAGTGGTTACGAAAGAATGAACTGGAAAGAAACCTATACTAGAGTTTTCCTAAACGAACTCGGTAAGAGCACAGATCCGAGCACAGTTAAACAGTATATGCACTCGTGGTGGATGAACATTCGGAACAAAGACAAGTGCGGAATGAGGCTTACTGACCGCGGTCTAGAAGTTGTCCAAGAACTGGATCTCAAGACATACGAAATTCCATACCCTGAAGAAATGCCAATTACCGCACAAGTCATTGTTTATCTAGACAAATTCATAGACTGTCCTTACTACCTAACAAAAAAGTCCATCCTTGTGCTAAACGAACGGAAGGCAATCGAGCTCACGTTGTTCTCAGGTGACGTTCGCAAGTATGGTTATATCAAGGCGATGAAACGTCCTACACAAAAAGATTAATTTTCTAAAAAAAAGTGTTGACAGAATCTGTAATGATGCTATTATATATAGACACGTTAGATAAAACGTAGACGAAACTAACAAGCATTCCGACAAGACAGAGGTAACACAAAGTGGCAACAGAAACTCAAGCACGTACAGTCAGCCCGAACAGTGCAAAACGCAGTATTACTCATGCTATCAAGAAGCAGCGTCCTATCTTCCTATGGGGGCCGCCGGGCATTGGCAAGAGTGAAATTGTTGAGCAGATTGCTGGCAAAATGCGAGCCAAGGTAATTGACATTCGTCTAAGCCTTTGGGACCCAACCGACATCAAAGGTATTCCTTACTTTGACCCAACCGTGGGCAAGATGGTGTGGGGCGCGCCGAGCGAACTGCCGGACCAAGAAATGGCAGATCAACACGAACACATCATCCTGTTCTTGGATGAGATGAACAGCGCAGCACCAGCGGTGCAAGCGGCTGCTTATCAGCTTATTCTTAATCGCCGCGTAGGCGAGTACAAGCTACCAGACAACGTGATGATTGTTGCTGCTGGTAACCGCGAAAGCGACAAGGGTGTAACTTATCGTATGCCGGCGCCGTTGGCAAACCGTTTCGTTCACTTGGAAATGCAGGTCAGCTTTGACGACTGGTTCCAGTGGGCTGTTGACAACAGCATCCACCAAGACGTTGTCGGTTACTTGACCTTCGCGAAGAAAGACCTGTACGACTTCGATCCTAAGAGCTCAAGCCGCTCTTTCGCTACCCCGCGTTCATGGACGTTTGTGTCAGAACTGATCGAAGACGACATTGACGACGCTACTACTACCGACCTGGTTAGTGGTTCAATCGGCGAAGGCCTGGCTGTTAAGTTTATGGCACACCGTCGAGTTGCTGCAAGCATGCCTAACCCTGCTGACATTCTTGAAGGCAAGGTTAAGAATATGGAGTCAAAAGAAATCAGCGCAATGTACTCGCTGACTGTTGCATTGTGTTACGAGCTAAAAGAAGCCAGTGACAAGAACGATAAGAAGTTCGACGACAAGGCCAACAACTTCTTGCGATTCTCAATGGACAACTTCGAAACTGAGCTGGTAGTAATGGGCATCAAGTTGGCACTAACACAGTACAATCTGCCAATTGATCCAGACGCAATTGAGTGCTTCGACGAGTTCCACGACAAGTACGGTAAGTACATCAAAGCTGCACAAGGCGTATGATGTAAACGGCGCAGCGTAAAAACTGCGCTATTTTTTTGAAAGAGGTCAATATGACTAAATCTTGTAACGAAATCATCTTTTACTGTAGCGGCGAGCCTGAAGCAGATCAAGTCAAAGGCAAGAACGTTTATGCAAGCTGGCCTAGACTTACTCACTATGACGCAGACAATCCAAGACGTTGGGCAACTGCTTACAAAGCAGGGCCAGGAGGCCGGCGTGACGTGATAGAAGTAGTAGGGTTCGAAGTGACTATGAAGAACTATTTCCCCTTCAGCCTGGTGCACAACTCAGTCGACAGTCGTGGACAGAGTGCCAAGATTCCGCAGGCGCTTGTGTACAACGCAGAAAGAGACTGTTACCTACTGTTTGACTTTCGCACAGACGGGTTGATCGGAACCCTAATCGAAGGTAAGATTGCTAACGGTGTTATCGAAACACCTATGGCGTTTAGGTTTGCAGGAGCGAACTACTACTTTGTTCCGCGCGAGGGCAAATCGTTTGCTGAATTTGAAAAAGCATTCAATCAAGCACAAAAGCCCAAGACCAAGCAGTCAACACAGATCGAAGTCGGTGTTCCATTCGTTGGTTCTTTTGACCGCATCTACAGATACCTAGGCGCGTTTAAATGTACTCAAGACGACGACTACGATCCAGAAGGATGTAACGGACAAGCTGTTAACTACACCGACAAGACTGTTCATGTTTATCATTCATGCGAAGACTACGGGTTTCAATGGCGCGACAACGACCTTAGCATCGAGGTTATGAAGTCGAAGATGAACGTCAAGAGTCTTGAACTTCCGGCCGACACTAAACTGTACGACACGCCCGAAAGTGGTGTTGTAACTACTGAATGTGGCAGCAAGGGTGCGTATGGTTTTAGTCCCCACATCCATTGTACTGTTGACATCAACAACAGCACTGTTAAATACGTTGAGCAACCGAAGCCGGCATATACAGGGCATTGCGGTTGGTTTAATCGTTGACAGAGTAGCAGTCAGGTGCTATACTGTATAGATAAATTAGATAAAGAGGTTTATTATGAGCAAGAATGACAGCAGCATGGGCAAGTCAAAATGGCAGCCGAATCCGGACATTACTGAAGATGCGCTGACTGCTATGCGTCACGAAGTATTCGATCGCATTATTATCGCGCGAGTAGGTCTGTTGCTTCGTCACCCGTTCTTCGGCAACATGGCGACGCGTTTACGAATCTTGGCTGCGGACGACTGGCTGCCGACTGCGGCTGTTGACGGGCGTAATCTATACTTCAACTCGCAGTTCTTTAACGCAATGTCAAACAAAGAAATTGAGTTTGTTATTGCTCACGAGATTCTGCACTGCGTATTTGATCACTTGGGTCGGCGCGGTGAACGTCATCCGATGCTGTACAACATCGCGGCAGACTATATTGTAAATAACACGTTGGTACGTGATCGCATCGGCGAGAAGCCTAAGATTGTTGACTGCTACCAGGACTTCAAATACGAAGGTTGGACTTCAGAAGACGTTTACGACGACTTGCTCAAGAAAGCCGAAGACGAGCTTGAAGAGATGGGTGAGATGCTAGACGAACACGTTGACTGGGACTCTGACGACGGCAACGGAGAAGAAGGAGAGGAATCTACTGACAAGAACGGTAATCGTGTTAGTAACAAGCCGGGCAAGCTCAGCGAAGAAGAGCAGCGTCAGATTAAAGACGAAGTCAAAGAGAGCATGCTGAGTGCTGCACAGAGCGCAGGCGCTGGTAATGTGCCGGCGGGCGTAGCTCGTATGATCAAAGAGCTTACTGAGCCTAAGATGAACTGGCGCGAACTTCTACGTCAGCAGATCCAGAGCACTATACGCAGCGACTTTACGTTTGCTCGACCAAGCAGAAAAGGCCAGATGACTGGTGCTATACTGCCAGGCATGGACTTTGACGAAACAATTGATATCTGTGTTGCACTTGATATGTCTGGGTCAATTGGCGAAAGTCAAGCACGTGACTTCTTAAGTGAAATTAAAGGTATCATGGACGAGTACAAAGACTATCGTATCAAGGTATGGTGCTTTGACACTGCCGTTTACGGCGAACAAGACTTTAGTGCAGACGGTGGCGAAGAGCTTACCGACTACGAAATCAAAGGTGGTGGCGGTACTGAGTTTATGGCCAACTGGGATTACATGAAAGAAAATGATATACAGCCCAAGAAATTCATCATGTTTACCGATGGTTACGCATGGAATAGCTGGGGCGACGAAGACTACTGCGACACAGTGTTTGTTATTCACTCGAACCGTGACAAGAACCTGGAAGCGCCGTTTGGCCAAACAGCACACTACGAACTATCAGAATGATAAAGAAAGCACCAAATTACCTCAACTTACTGGGAACGCGGCAAGTGGACTTGCTGCCTCCCAGCTTCGAATGTGTTTCGATGCCCGTTGTCTACAATACTCACGACAGTATTGTCAGGTGGATCTACGAAAACTGCAAAGGCAAGTTTTACGTAGGCATAGGCATTGATCTGCAACACAACTCCGTTAACAGTGTCGTTAAGGTTGGCTTCGAGGATCCCAAAGAAGCCAGCTATTTCGTTTTGGCCTGTCCATATTTGAAATACCGCTAAGTACAACGGCATATATAATTATACAAGGAGACACATTTAATGGCCGAAGAACAAACACAAGAACAAGCACCTGACCTTTCAGTACAAGACCTTGCTTCGTTAAAGTCAATTATTGACGTTGCGTGTCAGCGTGGAGCCTTTAAGCCAGGCGAGATGGCTACAGTTGGGCAGACATACAACAAACTCGACGCTTTCTTAAACGAGATTACTCGTCAGCAAGAAGCGCAGAAAGAAGCCGGTGCAGGCAATACAGATGCGCCCGCAGTAGAAACTCCAAAAGGGGAATAATATGCCAGATCTAAAACACGTGGGCAGACACGTAACCAGCAGAAAAAGATGCGTAGTTGCATATCGAATAGTTCCACAAGCACCTGAATATTGCTTGGTTGTAAACAGCGAGTCACTAGATGCTGATCAACACGACACACTAATGCGCCTTGTTGAAAGCAATGCTGGACAAACAGCACACGAACTAGCAGAAGCAATGCAGCGCACTACGTTGCCGGACGGCCGGAACATGCTTCAAGCATTCCACACACAAGGCAAGCTAGTAAAAACTGCAACCAAAGACATTGAGATGATTCCAAATCAACAAACTAGCATTAACCTGGCCAAACTTAATGAGATGATTGCTGAACAGCGTGGTATTACTGTGCACGATCTCTCGCTAGGCATTAATAGCCAAGAAGAGAAGGCAAGGCATCTATCCGAAAATCCAGATGCGGCAACAGAAATGGTTCCGCCGCAAACAGACCCAGCAGCAGCATACGCAGAAGACGCCGGATTGTTAACTGACGAAAAATTAGCTAACGACTATCGTACACAAGCGGACGCAATGGAGGCTGAAGCTAAATCCTTAAGAGACCAAGCCGAGCAGCTATCACCAACGCCTAAGGCAAAACCAGCGGCAAAGACTACAACTGCGAAACCAAAAGCGACTTCTAAGACCACGAAACCAACTACTTCGGGATCAAAGAAAGCTACTACGAATGGCTGAGTCTGAAACTCCTAAGGGCGAAGACACCTGGCCAGGTATACTTGACGAGATTGAAATCAAATATGTTCCCGTCGAGTATATCAGCTCTGTTGAAGTAACTTTTACCGATGGAAATACGTGGTCTATTGAAATCGAAAAAGCTGGTGAAGAAACCAGCGACGCAGAAGCACAAGAATTAGAGGACAGCCTCGAAAACTTGTTTGAAGAGTACGAGGATGTTATTGAAGGTGTTAACTTTATACTTGACGTCGAAAAAGTAAAAGAGGACATTACTTCAAAAACAAAGACCTTCATGAAGCGTAAGAAGTAGTCTGCTAATTCTAAAACTTGGATAAATACTTGTAACATTCATATTAGGAGTTACAAGTAATGGCCTTACAGTTAAGACGCGGATCAGATCCAGATCGCCAGAACATTATACCAGCAGTCGGCGAACTAATATACACTACAGATACTAAATTAGTATACGTCGGCGACGGTGTAAGTGCTGGCGGCACTCTTATTGGTGGAGGCGTTGGTGGCGGCACGTCTATCGTAACAGATACAGACCCAACACTAGGCGGCGACCTTGACCTAAACACTTACAACGTAATTGGCACTGGTAATATAGATATTACCGGTGACATTGACACTAGCGGTACACTTACATCATCGATTGTAAGCACAGATACAATAAGATCTAGCACCGTATCAGCTATATCCCTTGACAATAATTTAAACTTAAACAACAATAACATAGTCGGCATTGGTAATATTAACATCGACGGTACTATAACCGCGACTGGAAATATAAGCCTAGGTGATAGCACAGAAGATAACGTTAGTTTAGAAGGTGCAATAAACAGTAATCTAACGCCTCAGTCAGATGCTCTTTATAACATCGGTTCGCCGTCTTTTAGATGGGCTACTGGTTATTTTCAGGACATCGACGTTGAAACAATTTCCTCTGCCAACCTAAGCATCGACGACTTAACTGTTTCAGGCTCAATAAACAGCAACCTGTCTCCGGGTCAAGACGGCACTTATACACTCGGTACCGAGGACTTTAAATGGATAGCTGGGTACTTTGATAACGCCCTTGTTACCAACCTATTTACTGACTCAATCTCCGGCGGCTCTATAGATATTGATATGCTGGCTGGATCCGCTGTAATTCCAGACTTGTATGCCGATATTATATACGGCGGTGATAGTTCGGTATTTTACGACTCATTCACAAGCACTTTGACAGTTGGGAGTGTTATTGCAGCAAGCATTGAAGGTACATTCCAGGGAGAGGTGCTTGCTGACGATTCAACTGTAATCATTGATCCGATATTGAAATCAGTATCTGCAAACGAACTATCTGCGCCATTAGTAACTACCGAAGTTATTGAAAGCGAACTTAACGCTTTACGCATACGCTCGTTCCTTGCTAACAGTCAGTCTCAAATGGTCGTCGAGATGAAACCGGCTAGCACAACAGCAGGCGAATTCCTGTCGGCAGCAGACAACTGGCAAAGTCTAGTATTTGAATCGATTAGAGACGGAGGAGATATTGCTAGCGGAGACGTACTTGGTGTTATTAGCTGGGGCGGGTTACAGACTAGTACGCAAACCGAAGTGGCTAACGCAATGGGCGTACAAGCCGACCCTGCGGGCACCTTAACAAGTACGCACATTCCGACAAAGTACGTTTTCTTGAACCAAGCGGCTGAAGAAGGCAACAATCCTGTTTCTATGTCATTTGACAGCTTAGGACGCCTTGCAGTTAACCAAGAGAACGCGTCTGCAACGCTTGACGTTAACGGTTATGCTAAGCTAGCAGTACTTGACACTGCTCCGACTTCTCCCCAAAACGGTTCCATTGCAATTGCCGACGGAACGGGATGGAATCCATTAGGAACAGGAGTCCAGCAAGTTGTTATCTATCTTGATGGTGTATGGAAGGAGTTCAGTTCAGATAACACAGTCGACGGAGATCTTACTGGTTCAGTGTTCGGCGACGATAGCGCATTGTTAGTAGATGGTGTAAACGGGCTTATTGTCGGCGAAGTTGATAACGATATTGTCAGCACAAGTCAGCTTAACCTAAAGCCTTACGCAGACGATGCAGCAAGAGATGCAGCGATTACTACTCCTACAGCAGGACAAGTTGTATTTGTAGCTGATGCAGACGAATTCCAAGTATACAACGGTACGTTCTGGACTAACGTTAGTGGTACTACTAAAACAGTTGATGATGTTGCAGGTACTACGTACACCGTTGCTGCAACTGACCTAGGTAAAGTACTAACCTTTAGAGACGCAGGTGTTGTCACAGTTACATTGCCAGACGCTGCTGGTACAGCAATTCCAGTAGGCGGATATGTTGAAATTGCAAACATGGACGGAACTAATCCTATAACAATTGACGGAACAGCTAGCCAGGTAGTAAGCAAAGCGGCTGGCGCACCGTCAATACCAGGATTTGGTAGCGTAAGAGCTGTTAAACTATCTACTTCAGAATGGTTAGTAACTGGAGATACTGCATAATATGTCTTCACATGATCTTATTAACATTGGCAACATTGCAAACGACGGAACAGGCGATGAGCTCCGTGTTGCATTTAGAAAAATAAACCAAAAGTTTAACGATGTTGATTTTCGTATCGGCGACACCTTTGATGTTGTCAACGGTGGATCGGGTGAAGGTTTATTTGTAGAACGCATAGAAGACGGCGACAGTGACTCAAGTAACAACGATGTATTGTTTAAAAGTTTACTTGCAGGCGATAACGTTACTCTTATAGCCACAGGCAATAACGAAATAAGAATAAGCGCACCTACTGCACTTACAACAACTGACTTTGTAACCGACTCAGGCACTTACACATTAACTACAGGCAACAACGTTAGGCTACTCGGCGGCGATGGCATTACTACTAGTGTTGTCGGCAACGACATTGTTCTAACTAACGATTTTGTTTCTGAATTAGTTGAAGACACTTCGCCGACACTAGGCGGTCAATTAGATGCTGACGGTAATAGTATCATCGGAGTAAATTCTGTAACTGCAACTGATTTTATCGGTGGCACTTTCCGAGGCAAGTTAATCGGCACTGTTGAGAACGCTAGCACTACTGATATAAACAACTTCTTTACAGATCTTGACTTTGGTGATTTTAACCAAAACGTTACTAGTTTTTACGAATACCTTATAGAAGCGGTTGGGGTCGACCTCGGCACTATCAGTAGCCCTATCAATATAAATTTAGACCAAGGCTTGGTTTAACAAAATCCGATAAATAGCTGTATAAGGAAACTATATGGCGAATCTTTGGAATCAACCTAACAATTATCTAATAGACATTCTTGCTGAACAAGAAGAAATCAGCGGAGGTCTCCCTCTGCCATTAAAAACTACACAGGATGTAACTGTAACACTAATTAGCGGACGTTTGCCAGAAGGTGTAAGTATAGATGGTACTAATTTAGTCGGCACACCTGCCGAAGTGCTACAAGAAGAAGAATACATATTTGTACTGCGAGCTGTAAAAAATGGTGAACTACAAGACAGAACGCTTAGATTAAGAGTAACAGGACCCGACGAACCAGAATGGATTACTGATCCAGGTCTACTCCCTGTAGGCCCAAGAGACCAACTCTTTATACTCGACAACGAAGTAATAGACTATCAACTTGTAGTAGAAGATTCTGATCTACTTGCAGGCGACGAACTTATCTTTTATATCGAGCCTGGTAGAGGAGTTCTGCCGCCTGGTATTACACTTACTGAAGACGGCAGATTACAAGGTGTAGTTGAACCGTTACTTGCTCTAGATAAAATTGCTAGTAGAGGAGGTTATGACACTGTTGACTACGACACGTATCCAATGGATTTTGTGATTCCAACTACTAGTGGCTTTGGCAGTTTCTTTTATGATAGTCAACCGTTTGGCTTTGCGTTACCTAATAATCTTCCAAAGAAGCTAAATCGTTATTACGAATTCGCAGTAACCGTAGCAGACAAAGTTTCAGACCCTGTGCGTAGAACGTTTCAAATCTACGTAGTAGGTGACGATTTCATTAAGGACTTAAAAGAAGATATAGAAGATGCTGCTTTCGAAGAAGATAGTACAGCCGAAATTGATCCTGATGAACTCGCAGAACAACTTAGTGGGGTTTTTACTGCTGACTTTACTTTTATTAGAAAGCCTATATGGATTACTCCGCCTAATCTAGGTTTTATTCGTGCAGACAATTACACAACAATCTATTTAGACACTCTAAGAACTAATACCTTATCTGGCGTAGTTTCATATAGTCTAGAAGACTTTAATCCAGACGGTAGTCTAAGTGAGTTGCCACCTGGAACTGAACTAGATTCAGTCTCTGGAGAAGTAGTAGGTTATGTTCCTGGGCAACCTGCGGTAACCAGAGAATACAAGTTTACGGTTCTTGCTACTAGGCAATCTGGCGGACTTGAATTTGGTGAGTTTCCTAGTACTACTAGAACGTTTACCATTAAGACACTAGGTGAAATAGATAGCATCATTACTTGGGTTACTCCAAAGGATTTAGGCACGTTGAGTGCGGGACTTATTTCAACGTTGCAGGTAAAAGCAAATACAACAGTTCCTGACTCAAGAATGCTGTATACCTTAATCAGCGGATCTTTACCTGAGGGGTTACATCTTTCTTATAGAGGGGAACTTATCGGTAAAGCAAGTCCTGATATAACAGGAGACTTTACATTTACTGTAGAAGCAGCGGACAGGTTTAGATTCAGTGCATCACGAAGAGAATTTACAGTAACGGTAGTTAAACCCGAAGGTGCTGTATATAGTAATCTGTATTTGCAACCGTATCAGCGTCCTGAAAAAAGAAGTGCGTATAGAAATTTTGTCGGGAACCCACAAGTTTTTCCTCCAAAAGATATTTATAGGCTAAATGACCCAAACTTTGGTACCCAGACAAGTATTAAGATTCTAGCCTACGCTGGAATAGAACGCGCAAACGTCGACAAGTACGTTGCTGCCGCAGCAAAAAATCACAAGAGGAAACGCTACAATCTGGGCGATGTTAAACGTGCTGTTGCAAAACGCCCTGGCACTAACGAAATTGTATACGAATTGATCTACGTCGAAGTTATTGACCCAGCAAATCCTGAATCAGATGAAACCCAGCAAAGATTTGGCATTAAAAACAAACAAGGGATAACAGCAGACAGCAGCGCATACGATTCGATGGACGTTCCTTACAATTCGGACTTTGCTAACAGCGAACCTCGTAGACTGCGTAATAAGTTATCTAACAATACTATCAAAGCAGACAACGATGCTGTTGTGATTAATCAGAATAACGACTCTTTAAGATATATCTCAAATATTACTAACATGCGCAAAGAGATTGAAAAGATTACTGTACCAGAGACTGTTAACGGTAACACAGAACAAGTCTCTGCTAAAATAGAAAGAGACTATATGCCACTGTGGATGCGTACTGGTCAAGGCGGGTCGTTGAAGGAACTCGGTTATGTTATGGCCATCCCATTAGTATATTGCAAGTCCGGAAGAGGCGAAGACTTACTGTTAAATGCACAGAACGCATTAGAGAACAGTGAGTTTGATTTTAATATCTTAGACCTGGATCTAGACCGATACGTGCTCGACGGTAGTATAAACAACGAAGAAGATCAATACATAATATTTGCCAATTATCAATACAACGAATAAGGAAAGTTAGTGAAACGAGGATTAATTTTTTCTCTGTACTCGCCTAAGCGAGATAAACTGCATAAAGAGCTAGAAAAAAGTATAGACAGCGACTTAGTAAATTTTGACTTATTAAAACTACCGATGGCTCAACAAAGAAGATTTATGGCTCCAGACAACGCTGCCGGGTACGATTATGCCCGAGACAACGGCTACGAGTTTGTAACAAGGATCGACGATGACGATTTGATTGTACCCGGAGCACTAACTCTGTTTATGAGCATCTTAGATGAAAATCCTTCACTATCAGGATGTGGTGGTGAGCAAGTGCAATTTTACGGTAACCCACCGGTTTATACGCTGCCACAAAATCCTCGTGTAAGCTATGACAAACGTAATCATTTGTTTCACGGTGTAACACTACATCGAACTGATAGAGTTTATCCTATCGTAGATCAATGGCGTACTGAGGAAGGATATGACATTCACAGAAGTTTAATAAGAAAAATGATGCACGACAAGCACACTTTTGGATACGTTGAGTCACCAACATCGTACTGGCGCAGACGTTACAACGACAAGAATTACTAGAAGCCTACTAACGATAAATATGTTTAACTAAAGGAAAAGAAATGGCTAGTAAAATAGAATTTATAACAATTAACGAACGATATCCCGAGCCTGGGCAAGATAACGACAGTCAAGGCTTCCGAGATAACTTTGCCGCAATTAAAAAGAGCCTTGGAACTGCAAATCAAGAAATGACAGACTTGCAAAACAATGCTGTTCGCAAAGATACTATTAGTTCAAGTCTCGAAAATAACACCCTTGAAAGGCTTAACCTTAAATCCTTTACTCAACAGGTAGCAACAGGCGAAGATGGTTCTGCAAGGCAAACGGTACCAAGTCAATCTAGCCCACAAGAAGGTGAACCAGGTTCTGCACCAGAAGGCATTGATCTTATCGATTTTGATGCAGGGCAATACCAGTCTTTTACAGTTACAGGCGATGTAGACTTTTCTTTTATTAACTGGCCAGAAGAAAACTACGGTAGCATAATTGTAGAACTAACAGCAGACACCAACGGACCTTATACTGTAACATTCTCAAGTGACGGCGGAGGCCTTATTAAAAAGGATCCTAACGTTCTCTGGGACGATGCTTTAAACCAAGGCGAAGAATATTCAGCAACACGTCTAAAGGCCGAGATAGGGCTACCGTCTGAAGAATATGTTCTTATCGATGATAGCACCACTGACTTGCTATCACAAGTTTTTGAATTTTGGACATATAACTGGGCAGAAGACGACCCAGGAACTGTATACGTCAAATACCTAGGCGGCTTCAATAATACTTCTGAAGCTACATCAGGCGCTGGCACTAGCGATGTACAATTCCTTAATGACCTAGATGATGTAGACGCTCCGTACGGATCCGTGCAAGATGGTCAAACAATAGTTTGGGATCCTACCGCAGGACCGTTAGACGACGATACAGGTCAACCTGTAGGACGATGGATTCCCGGAGAAGCTAGTGGCGGGGGCGGTGCAGAAGAAATTACTATCGCATCAGCAAGCGCAGACTTTACTGTTGACACAGATGACATCAACACATACATACGAGTAACAAGTTTTGGTACTGTAGACGTAAACGTGCCAACTACTACACTAGAGAATATACCCGTTGGGTCAAGCGTCTCGTTTTTCCAAAACGGCGTTGGCACAGTTCAGATTGTGCCAGATCCCGCTGTCACTGTAAACAGTTCATCGGGCTTTCTAACAACAAGGGATCAATATAGTGCCATGACACTGACTAAAATCGGTGAAAACGAGTGGGACTTGATCGGCGATATTGCTGCGTTTGTATTTGTGTGCGGAATAAGTTGGTTAGCACTGAACGAGGATCAGTACGCAGATAAGGCTATTTCAATAGGCGAACAAGCACCAACTGACGACGTCCGTACTTTATTTGCACTTGACGGAAGTCAGATGTTACATTTAGTAGACCCGTATGACAATCCTGTAGACGGTAGTTTTGTGTTTATTACTAACAGTGACGGCGAACTCGAAGCATCATTTGGACCCGCTGATCCGGTCCACGACTTGCTATTTTGGGTTGCAGACGGCTCTGACCCGCTGAATTACTTTACTACAGGAACCGACTTTGAATCTGACGAAGCAGTTATCTATTTTAGACCTAACTTTGATTCTTCAACCATTCCCGAAGCTGTTTATACCTTTAACTTAGTCTACAGAGATCCTAACGCTTATGCTTCATTTGGACCGAAACCAACAGCATCGTCAGTATCGTTAACAGTAACAGCAGAAGATTACGACGCTAACCCGGACAAGGTTTACGCTATACCATTCCCGAGTCCCGGAGCGTTCAACGGTATTTCGGTGGCTGCTGGTAACCTAGGCGGAGCCATTCTTGATTTCAGACTTTGTAAAGATTTTGCACAGCAAAAGTGGCCGTTTAATACACAAATACCTATAGGAACTATACCAGACGATCCTATCATCGAAACAGAAACTGATTTAGACAATACACCGGTCAATGCACCAGACATAATTGTCGATGATCCAGACCAAGGCGGAGTGCCACAGTAATATGCCAGTTTTAATAGACCCACAACCAGCAACAGACGCAACCGGAATAGTTCCAACAAAAAACGGTTCAGTTTACGTATCGGACACACTTGAGCAAGAATTCGCAGATTCTGATTGGACCAGTTATGCGCCAAGTTATAACGGTTTAGGGCCTGCTTACACTATTGACGGTGCCTCGACTAACGTTGAGGTGATCATAGTCGACGGACCACTTCCAGTCGAAGGAGACCCAGTTCTTGCTAAAGACGGCACCGAGACGCAACTAGTAACAGGCAACTTAGGTCCTGTTACAGAAACTGTTACTGCTTACGAAATCGAAAACGCCACGTATGATAATGTCGTTCTTCGACCCTCTGAAGGAACTGGGGCTTACATTCCTGGTCAGTTTACCTTCAATGATACGGGGTCAAAATTATTTGTTCTAGACACTGACGCAGCCGTAGTAATACCGTATACACTGTCGACTGAGTTTGATTTATCAACAGCAACATACGACGGCACAACTTTCGGAATAGCCACGCAAGACAATCGACCAGAAGACATAATGTTTAACAACGACGGAAGTAAGTTCTACGTATGTGGTGGAAACTCTAATGTGGTCTATCAATATTCGTTATCAACAGCGTACGACCTTTCGACGCTATCGTACGACAACGTAAGTTTCAGCTTTAGTTTTCAGAATTCGAATCCTAAATCGGTTGCATTTAATAATGACGGAACAAAGCTGTTTATGTGTGGAATTTCGTATGCTACTGTGTACCAATACGAAGTAGCAGTAGCATACGATCTGTCTAACGTAACCTATAACGGAGTAAGTTTCGATATAACAGGTCAAACCTTTAATGCGGGCAGCTTTGCATTCAGTGTTGACGGTACTAAAATGTTTATATTTGATATTTTCGTTGAAGATGTACATCAATATTCACTTACAACAGCATTTGACCTGGCAACCACTTCTTATGATAATATAATTTACAATACAGCTTCAGAAGACGACTACGGAAAGGGCATTGCTTTTAATAATGCTGGTACAAAAATGTACATATCTGGAACTAGAAATGATGGCGTATATCAATATACAATCGGCAATATTTCGTATTCAGCCGATATTTCGTCTTTAGGCTTAACTAATGCGCCAACAGTAGTCTGTCGTGATAGTTTGCCAAGAATGTTTACTTCGTACGAACTTGATCCCGCAAGATGTCTAGCAAGAGATTTACCACTGCCATACATAAGATCAACGTCTTCAGACTACGTAACTGTAAATTCAACTGATGCAGGTGCTTTACAATCCGGCGATAATATTATTCCTTACTCTGGAACTTTATCAGAATCAATTTCATGGGCAACCTACGACGGATCGTTAATCGACGGTGATGAAAACTCAACAACTCCTGATGGAATCGGGATAAGCCCTGACGGTACTAAAGTTTATATCGTTGACGCCAATGATAGGTTTATTACACAATATAATCTGTCAACGCCTTTTGAACTCTCTTCGTCATCTGTAAGTGGTGGTGTAGATCTTATTTCTGAATCAGGATTTCCGTTAAGTGTAAAATTTAATGATGCTGGCACAAAAATGTATATACTAGATTCATCATCAGATACTGTTTATCAATATTCGCTGTCTGTGCCTTTTGATATAAGCAACGGCGACGGGGATCCTGGTACAAGTGTTGATATTACTAGTTTAACACCTGATACCTCTGCACTTATAACAAAATCAGACGGAACTGTTTTTTATATTCTAGACTCCAACGGTACTGTTTATCAGTTTGATGTGTCAACGCCTTTTGACCCAACTACAGCAAATTTAGCGGGCGCTACAAGTTACCAGTCAACTGCTACTGACAACTCTATGCTCGGCATGACATTTAGTACAGACGGTACCAAACTGTTTATGACTGGTTCTGACAATGACAATGTGTACGAACATAATTTATCAACAGCATTTGATGTTACAACTGCAACGTATACAGGAGTTACGTTTAGTGTTGGAGCACAAGAAACTGTACCGTGGGCAATTACTTTTAACCCAACTGGTACTAAAATGTACATCGGCGGAATAACCCAAGACAATATTAACGAATACGACTTATCAACAGCATTTGATATCTCAACCGCAGTATTTAATAATGTATCATTTAACCTCAGTAACGGAGACAATAACAGAGTTGGAGCGTACGATTTTGTTTTCAACAACGACGGCACGCAGTTATTTGCTATGAATAGCACCGGCCGGCTGTCTCAATATAACCTATCGACGCCGTATGATGTTGCAACTTTAAGTGTTCCTATCGAAAACATTGACCTAAACGAAATCGGGTTGGACAATAACCGAGGTGCTCAGATATACAGCGTTAGATTCAACAGTGCCGGGACAAGAGTTTTTCTAGTCGATGATCAAGATCCTGTTGCAATTCATGTGCTTCTGTTAACAACGCCGTTTGATATAACAACAGCAGAATACCGTCCTAACAAAACTGTAACATTTGACGATGTAGGTTTTGATGTTAGCAATCAAGACTTTTCTCCTTACGATTTTGCATTTAACAACGACGGCACAAAAATGTTTGTGCTTGGCATTAATAGCGACACGGTTTACCAATATACTCTAGGAACACCTTACGACATTACTACGATCACGTATAACAATGTATCGTTTGGCTTCAGCCCGCAGGATAGCGGATCGCGAGCAATTGCATTTAACAGTCGAGGTTCAAGAATGTATATGGTCTCGATTACTGCTACAATCTACGAATACGAGTTAACAACACCGTTTGACGTATCAAGTGCTAGTTATATCAATAAAACATTCGACACAGGTCCACAAGATCCGGATGCACGCGATATTATTTTCAGTCCAGACGGAACTAAACTTTACTACAGTGGCTCGTTTACTGGTTCAGTTTATCAATATTCAATCAACAACTCAATTAACGGCACTGCCTTAGTTGCCGGACCAGAAACACCTCTTACAGCTGACCCTGTTCTGTCAGCTGTAGGTCCGGACGTAGCATCAATAACATATGACGGGTTCCGTTACGGCATCGAAGGCGAAGATGCTACTCCGGAGGCTATAGAAATCAGTGTTGACGGTACAAAAATGTATATGCTAGGCGGTTCGACTGACACCGTATACCAATATACTATGTCAACTCCTTTTGACTTATCGACAGCAGACTACGACAGAAAACACATAACCGTAAGATCTCAAGATGTGACCCCAACAGGAATTGCATTAAACCCAGCAGGCACTAAACTATATGTAGTCGGAAACAATAATGCTGATATATACCAGTACACTATGTCTACTCCATTTGACTTGTCAACAGCTACGTACGACACTTTAAATTTTAGTGTCGGCGGCCAAGAAGGATCTCCAAGAGATTTAACTTTCAATAACACTGGTTCAAAAATGTATGTAGTAGGCGATAGCACCGACTCTGTTTATCAGTTCTCTCTGTCGACAGTATACGATGTGTCAACGGCAAGTTATGACGGAAAAAGTTTTAATGTAAACACACAAAATGCATTTCCATTTAGTGTAGAATTCAACGATGCCGGAACAAGATTGTACGTATTTGGTATTCAAAATACTCCGACTGTTTATCAGTACAGTGTAGTTACACCGTTTGACGTGTCGACTGCAAACTCTACGCCTGCGGCCAGCTTTAGTGTAGCTAACGAAGCTCCGAGTTCAACTAGCATGGCTCTATCTGCTGGTGGGCAATTTATGTACGTCCTAGACACATTATCGAATAACTTGCTGGAGGCATCATCGAATCCAGCCGGCGAGGCAGTGTATCAATATTCGCTAGCAACATCGTACAACATCTCAACTTCATCATACGACTCTGTAAAAAAAGTCGTTGGCGGCCAAGATAGTCCAGTAGCTATATTGTTTGATGATACAGGACTAAAGATGTTTGCATTAGGAGCATATAACAGTAGTATATATGAATACGCTCTGGCTGTCCCGTTTGAGCTAAGTGACTCTGTGACGTATACCGGAGTAAACTTTGATTTTACGTCAACCGCCACTGACCTAGTTGATGCTATTTTTAATAATGACGGCACAAAACTATATGTACTGAAGGGCGTGCCAGCAAATATACATCAGTTCTCATTGTCGACTGCATATGATATTACTACAATAACCCTTGATGGCTCATACGATATCGGCGCCACGACAGGGGCGATAGAAGGTATGTTCGGGCTAGCATTTAATAACAACGGTACAAAACTCTTTACAACTAACTCGAATCGAATCTACGAACTTTCTGTAGCAGTACCTTATGACGTAGTAGGCAGCACAGGGATATCCCCTACTAACCTCGACGTTAGTCCACAGGACATTACTGCACGAAGTCTTGCGTTTAATAACACTGGTACAAAAATGTATGTGATAGGCGATACAACCAATACTGTCTACCAGTACTCTTTGTCGCCTGCGTTTGATTTATCAACAGCAAGCTACGACGGAGTGAGTTTCTTTGTTGGCCCAGTTGTTGATACAGCTTGGAGCATTACTTTTAATAACGACGGTACAAAAATGTACGTAATTGACACATACCGAAACAGGGTAAAACCATTCTTATTAAGTACCCCGTATGATATCTCTACGGCAGTTTACGCGGTTAAGTTCTTTAGCGTAGATGCTCAAGGCACCAATCCTCGATCGTTTGCATTTAGTAACAACGGTACAAAGATGTTTGTACTCGACGGTACATCAGCTTTTCTTTTCCAATATACGTTATCGACTGCAAACGATGTTTCAACTGCAAGTTACGACAGCATATCTTATGATTTATCTGTACAAACAGCAGCACCAAGACATATACTCTTTAGTGCAGACGGCACGATTATGCTCTTAACTGACGGTAATGACTCTGTTATCCATCAGTATTCACTTACAACAGCATTTGACATCTCAACAATGTCTTATGATAGTATAACCCTTGACACAGACCCGCAGGACTCTTCGCTACGAGACATAAACTTTAACGACGACGGAACTAGGTTATATATGGTAGGCTACAACAGTGATACCATATATCAATACACATTAAATACTCCTTACAGTATCTCGTCTGTGACATATAACAGCGTGTTTCTTAATACAGCAGTTGAGCAAGACTTTCCTAATGTCTTTACATTTAACAACGACGGAAGTGTAATGTTCCTAGACGAAGACGCCCTCCAATTCATACGTTATACATTAAGCACACCGTACGATATATCAACAGCAACAGTTGACAGATTAGTGAGACCAGGTGGAGACTCGTTCGGTCCTAATTATCGTGACTTTACATTTAGTAACGACGGCACAAGGCTGTACACCTTAGGCGGCGCTAGAGTACTAGGGTCTTCTGGGACCGGTATAAACCAATACCTTCTAAATGTACCTTACGAACCAGATTCAGCAGTGATTAAACTCAATACGTTCTCTGAAGTAAGTGGGCCAAATTCTATGACTTTTAATAACAACGGAACAAAGTTATACGTTTCAGCAGGCCTTGGCAAGTTATATGAATATGATTTATCAACACCGTACGAAACAGGATCAGCAGTGTACAACGGAGGAACCTTTACTCTAACATCCGACACAGAAACGAACCCAAACGGTATTGCATTTAATGACGATGGGTCTAAAATGTTTATTACTGGTAGTAGAGTTAAAACTAATGCCGAAGTATATCAATATACGTTAACAACTCCGTTTGATATAACAACTGTGTCATACGACAATGTAGTGTTTAGCATGCAAGTGGATGATCGTCTCGGAGGGCTTGTGTTTAACAACAACGGAACTAAAATGTTCATTATTGGGACTCTGGCTGGCTTAATTTACCAATGCGAACTGTCAACGCCGTACGACCTTACAACAGCAGCGTATAATTCATTTGCGTTGAATACTCAGTATGACAATATAAACCTGTTTGTAGGTAGTCAAAATAGCTTAATGGTTGGCTTAGCATTTAGCCTGGACGGAACAGTTTTATATACGCTCGGTGCTAACACCGAAACTGGAGTATACAAATATACATTGACACAGCCATACGCCATAACATCAGCAAGTTATTCAGACGATTTCTACGATACCCGACCGCAGGATCAAGCTGCGTTTGGATTCACGTTTAACAATAACCAATCTAAGCTGTTTGTAGTAGGTGCAGCTACTAGTTACGCTTATCAGTATTCTTTGACACAAAACGATGTTTACGTATTAGAGTTTGCCGACGTAGGGTTCGAGCCATTACTTACGGCAATACCAGATCGTTCAATTGAACACACAGGCCCTACCGGAAGACAGTGGGACGGAGAATACGTTCAAGTATCATATCCTCAAATAACAGGTGATGCTAGAGGTATAAAATATAAGTTCATAGCAGACGTTGGACAAGTTGTAAACGAAGCAAGATATGATCTAACTAAGACTGCACCTGGTATTAGAGACATACGAGGATTAACTCCTTAATCCTCGTAATAATAGTATTCTAGATTATCAACACCGATGAGTTTTCTAAATTCATCGGTGAACTTGCCTTCTACTTTTAAAGTAATAGACGTATAAGGATTGCTTTCAAAACAACCGTGCCAGTTATGATGATTAAAAAACGCCGAATATCCTTCAACAGGATATTCTTTTATTACATCCCCATTCTCTATATCTAATTCAAACAAACAAAAAGGTCTGTCTAAATCAAAACGTAACCAAATCAATTCTTGCCTGTGCGGAAATGTTTCTGGCTTATCGCCTTTTTCATAAGGAAAGTAGTTAAAGTCTCGATGAAAGTTTTGCACTACAAAATGCTCATTGTAAAACAAAGTAACCACTCCGATTTCGTCAAATGGCAGATCGTTTATAATAAAATCTTTTATCGCCGGATACTCTTCCATATATTCTTCCCAATAATACTTTGCCCAGTCTTCCTCGGTAAATATGTAAGAGTCAGCAGCATAATAAGGACCGAACGTTTTACGTATATTAAGAATGTTATACGGATCGTATGCATCGTAACGAAGCTTCAAGTATCTTGACAACCCGTGTAAATCATCTTTGTCTTCAAAATGTTTTAGATGCTGATTAAGTTTTTCGTCTATTTTACGGTCTTCGTTTGCTTGACGATACACGTAATACAGCAATCCCTTTTCTCTAAAGATCTCAGGTGCGTTATAATAGTCGTGCGGGGAATGTCCGCCTGCGTTCCATACACCCGTTCTGATGTGTTCCCAACTGTTAGATACTAGAAACTCAAAGTCATTTCTCAAATCTAGGAATTTTGGAATGTTTAAATACTTGTCTAATGTAATATAAGGGTGTCCGTTAATAGTGAGCATACAATATTTATGAACGAAAATAATCACACAAGTAAAGAAAGGTTCGATTGCGAAGCTCTGGTAAGTGAGTTAAACATTGACCACGGCCACTACAAAACTGCGGAAAAGCCGTATGGCACAGATGTTACTCTTAGCGACAATATACAACAGTCAGTTGATCAAATGATGCAACAGTGGCAACACGGCGGCTACTTTACTAATGATTCTGTGGAATGGATTAACTTTTATCCAGGCGAACATTTTAACGATTCGCATGTAACAAAGGTTGCAGAGCAGTTAAACGTAACACCAAAGAACGTGTGGGTCAGTGCTATACGGCCAGGCAAGTGTGTACCTTATCACTGGGACATAGAAACCGAAGCAGACAAATGGGCAGCTGAAGGCAATCTCGTTAGATATACAATCTTCTTAGAAACTGGCAAAGTAGGGCAAGTGTTTATAGTAGGCAATAAATGCTTCCATATGATCTCTCAAGGCACAATATACCGCTGGGATAAATGGGACGAGTATCACCTAGGGTTTAACTGTGGATTCGCCGATAAATACGTTATGCATATTGTAGGTATAGAATGAAAATTATAAGCTCGGCAGACGACAGAACATTCGTTTTTTTAAAAGAAAAAGGTGTACACAATCCAGTGTATATCGGATTATGGAACAGCGTTATTAATAACGAACTGCTAGAATCAATTAAACAGTTTGACTGGAGTTCTATTACTATTAGAGACTTCGAAACAATGTCCAAAATGGCTAGAGAAAATCCTATGTACAACGAGATCGAAGGAATAACTCATACAACATCGTTTGCTGACAAAAGTAACGTGAAATGGCAAATCATTAACGCTAATCAATTAGGTGCTGATCTGAGCTATCTATACAGCAAACTATCATCGATGTTTACTCAGTACAAGATTTGGGTGACTAGAATAGATCCCGGATGCTGTATACCTCAACACGTTGACACAGTAGATGCATTCGTAGACGACTTTGAAATTCCCGAAGAAAAAATAAAGAACATTAAACGCCTAGCAATACTTCCCGAAGATATAAAACCATGGCATCATTTATGGTATGGAAATAAAATCATTTCTGAAGGAAAACAAGGCGACGTGTGGTCTTTTAATTTCTGGACTCCACACGGCGGAAGTAACTTAGGACCAGATCCTAAGTATACGATACAAGTGATTGCAATTTAATAACTATCAACGTTTCCTAGTCCGATCTTTTCACGAAACTCATCTGTAAACTTACCATCTATGCGCAAGCTAAAAGTCTGAACAGGAGAAGTACCACCGGCGTGCCAGTCCTGATCGTTAAAGAACGTTGCTCGACTTTCGGTTAATACCTTTTCGTCTGTTTCAGGATCCCATATATAAAACGGCTTATCCAAACAAGTACGCATATGAATAAACTCGTGTCTGTGATCAAAGTAGTCATGCTCGTCTGGCAATATTAGGTCCCTGTGCAGCGGCATCCAACAATTATGTTCTGCTTTAAAAAAGATAACTCTGCCCAAGTGCGTTAATATATTCTGTTCGACTAAGTTTTCCAACCATTGTTTTAATTCTGGAAAATATTGTGCATCTGGTGTCCACGTCTTTTCTTCGAATCGTGAATCCCATCCGCCTGCTTCTGTCTTAAGAAACACAAACTGATATGGATCAAATGCTCCTAGTGCTAACTTCAAAAACAGCATGAACTGATCTCGATTGTCGTATTCCCCAATAGCACGACCTTCTACTCTTATTTCGTGATCGTAAGGCAATGCGTGATATTCTTCTAGTGCAAGGTATAGAGGCTTAATAGGTAATTCAAAAGCGCCATCACATCCGCCCGGCTTTACCATGTTTCCTTCTTTCTTATATTCAGATTGCACAATTCCTCGACAAATCTTATAGTGCAGTTTTGAAAACCCTTCAACGTCGATATGCTCGTCTAGATTAATATACGGTTTTTTGTTAACGCCTCGTATCATTTATTACCCCTTTTTACTTTGTATTGTACTTCTAACTTGTTTAATTCTTTATTCAGTCTATCTAATGACTCGTCGTTTACTTCTACTACAATGCGGTCATCAGCAAACTCGATAAACTTCATGTTCTTCTCTTTGATCAATTGTGACATTAACACAGACACAGAATTATCAATGTTATAACGCAGATTATAAGGTCTGTTCGAAAACACAAGTTCGATTCGTTCAAGACCAGTGTCGTCGTAATTAGATAATCTAACTCTTGCAACTAACTGTACTCTTGGGCTTGATCCAAAATTTGCAGCAGTGTGAACATAGCTTCCGTCCATATAATAGATCTTATTATCAGCGCTGGTCTTATGCATTTCGTTTGTTATGAGGTTAATCAGATAACATTGGTCGTTTGACAGGAGGTTCAAATGTATACGATCATCAATATCTGCGTGCGACCTATAGCAGGTGCCAGGACCTAGCTTAATTAGTCTTGCTTCGCCAATAGAATACTGTTCTAACTCTATCAATAAATCTTCAAACGGAGTACCCTTCCACTCTTGATTAACTTCGTAAGGGTCGTATAGCCGATGCCCTGTTGGGTGATTAAGGTTAGCTCTATTTGTATCGTCCCAATTAACATCCTCTAAGTAGTCTGCTAACGACTCTGTACTTATAGTGTGATTCAAATCTTTAAGAAACATAAATCTGTCTTGCTCTGTCAATAAAACTGTCTGGATAGTTAAACCGAAAACTTTCTAACGCAATGAGCTGATAAGCAGTCCACGTTAGTGTGCTCTCCCAGGATAATCCTTCTTTTTCAAAATATTCTAGAAGTTTGGCTTGTCTGTCGTGACTGATATGGCTTTGGAATATTTGCATAGGGTGTACTGCTTCACTATTGTCATGACAGAAAAAGTAATTAATACTCTTTAGCTGGCCGTCTATTAAGAAATAACTACTTGGGTGCAGGCTATACTTATAAAAGCCTAAATCTTTGTGCGCCTGTAGTATCTCTAACATTTGACCTTCCCAGTCTGGCAACACCTCTTCAAAGCTCTTTTCAGCATCTAAGCACTGTTGCCAAAAATCAACGCCATCTATTTTTAAGTACAGTTCCTTTCGTTCGTGATCAATAAAATCTGTCTCCGGAACTAGATTAGGATAGTTCTTTTGCATCAATTTCAAGAAGTAAATTTCTCTATTCCATTTTTCTTCCATTAACTCAGAATCTATTACTTGGTTCTGGTCTTTATGATATATCTTATCATTATAAAACCACTGCACAAAACGTTTCTTGTCTTCGGATATAAGACTAGTGTAAACCAGATTATTTCTTACTAAGCCGTGTTCAGGAGTATTGTTGTAATAATATTCGTACTTCATTTATAATCCTCTTCTTGTCTATGGAACGGGGCATCGTCTCTTATCACAAACGTAAAATCGTCAAAGTATACCTCGATCCTGCGATACTTTCCCGGATAGCCTTTGACGTCCAGCCCCCATTCGGCTAACCACATGCCTTCTAAAGAGCTGTCGCCGCCTCTACCCGCTTGTACTAGGTGTAAAGGGATTTCACCACTGATTAACGGCTCGCCTGCTTCAAATACAGTATACTTTACAATACAATTTTTATCCATTATCACTCTCAATTGGTAGTTTTTCTATTAGCTGTTTCCAGTTGGCCCTGTGCTCGTTTCTATCTGTTTCTTTCAACACCAGTGTAACTGCACACCAGGGTTCGTCAGTATTATTTTCTACTCCGTGCAGTTTATCTACTCTAATTAGACTAGGGTTTTTAATTATTGAAGACTCAGCGAATTGATAGTTGTCCGACTCACAGGTAAGGTAATACCCGCCTATAGAATTATTCTCATAAACAACCTTATCTTGATCATATACGCTGTACCAAACCAAAGGAACACTGCTACTGCCATATGTCCAAATTAGCTTGCAGCAGCCTTCTGGTTCTATGTCATCAAAATGATCAGGCACCTTTGATCCAGGCATGCAATAAAACATCTCTGCTAGTTTAATCTCTAAGCCTAAGCTGTTAAGCCAAGTAATCAGCTCAGGGTTAACTGCGTCTTTGTCTATTTCTTTTTGCACAAAACTGTTCTCTGTACATTCAACATCTAGGACTGACTTGCTTTGCACTACCTCGGGCACTTCTTGAGACAATGCTACAACATAATCACTTAGCCCATTGATCTTTTGCATAGTCTGCTAGTTCCCATCCTATATCTTGACCGTTGTGTTCCGCTCGATTAATTGCCTTCTGCACTTCACCCACATGCTTGTTATAAAAACTCTCGAAGCTGTTGTCCCAAAACTTGATATCTTTCCAAAAGAATCCTTGATCATCTTTGAGACGGTTTGTCATCTTAACTTTTGAAGGGTACTGACATCCGAATTCTTCGTCTAGCTTATCAAAGTACTTTATCAGCACAGTTATGTCATCAATCCAATGTTTAGTGTATGTATAAGTGTCTTTCACTAGTCCCTTGTAATGAGAAGAGTATCCTATGTCGTCTCCTGGATGACGGATTACTGTGTAGGTCCATTCTTCGCCGTTAATAGTCACTGGTTCGCAGTACATCGGCTCTGAAATCCTAAATTCTCCAGATTCGATACTGTACTCGTAGAGCCTTTTGTGACACTTCCAATCAGACTCATACCATTTTTTCTGTACAGAAAACACCAGGCCGTCGTGACGATAAAAATCAACAGCATCTTTGCCCCAATAATAAAACCCATTGTTCTGCGGCAGCCAGATATAGCTGCCTTTAACTGGGTTTACCCTAGGAATATTGTTGTGAAACTGGTCTGCACGCTCGGCACTCCAGTTTTTTGCTTTGTTTACTAAGTCTTGTTTCATATGCATCCTCTTTTTCTATTTATAAGCAGTGCCGGCGTATAAATAATTTCATGAACAAACCTAACTCATGCACATTCTGCATGCACCCTTTTACAGGATTAGCCACACGCGAAGACGGAGCGATCAAAGTATGCTGTCGTAGTCAACCCATAGGCTGGATACAAGAAGAATCGTTAGAAGAAGCGTGGAACAACAAAAGCATGCAGGAAGTTCGTCGGCAAGTACTGAACAACGAACGGCCAGATGTGTGCAAACCGTGTTTCGATCTCGAAGATCAAGGCGTCGAGAGCTTACGACAGCGTCACATAGCAGGTGTTATACCAGAAGCACGGGCTAACTTGTACCCTGATGCACTAGACGCACTGGAAGACGACTACACAATGCCCTTTGAGTTTCCTACTATGGAAATTAAAATCAACAATCTCTGTAACCTCAAGTGCAGAATGTGCAATCCTTTGGACAGTACCAGCTGGAAGGACTGGGACCAGGTAACCAAGTTTTACAAAAAAGAAAATAACTACCTCATCCCCACTGTAGATGCACTAGTAGACAAGCCCGGGCAGTACATAGGACCCTTCGACGACACGGATAATTGGTGGACTAGCTTTGAAAAACTGCTTCCCTACTTCCGCAGAGTGGAGTTCGCAGGTGGCGAACCGCTGATGGATCCAAATCACTATAAGATCTTAGACATGCTAGCGCCATGGGGACACAATATAGAGCTAAAGTACGCGACTAACGGCACCAAGACGGGCATAGGAAAAGGCCGTACCATACACGAGTACTGGCCCAAGTTTAGAAGCGTAGCTGTAAACGTGAGCATAGACGGTATACACGACGTTTACGAATATATACGCGGCAATGGCAAGTTTAAGGAAGTCGAAGATAACATAAAAATTATGAAGACAATACCAACAGTGAGCAGAATTGTTGGTGCATTTACTGTGCAAGCTAACAACATTCTGCAAATAGACAAGGTTATTGACTATTTCCTCAACGAGATGGGTATTGTATTTTACAGTCACAGAGTAAATTATCCTAGAGCATTGTCTGCACAAGTCTTGCCCAACGAGCTAAAAGAGCGTACAATAGTACGTCTAGAAGAAATGAAAACCGAAGTGTTAACATATCCGTTTGTACAGAGCTCAGAGCTATTGCAAAAAGTAACACTACAGCAAATACAAGATAACATAAACTTTCTCAAATCGACAGACCTAAGTGAGTATTGGCAAGACTGCGTAGACTTTAACCACAACCTAGATGCCAGTAGAAACCAGGGTCCCTTTGAAGAAGTCAACCCTGAGTTTAAACCATACGTATGAAACATGTAACCAGTAAATGGCCGCATCAAGATAGTATTAAAATAGAATGGAATCTTGGCAAACGCTGTAACCTCGATTGTGCATATTGCCCTGCTGAGATTCACGACAACTTCAGCCCGCATACAGATATCAATGTGTTAAAGAACACTGTAGATCAGCTTGCTATGCTAGAAAAGCCTGTACGCATCAGTTTGACCGGTGGCGAACCATGTGTGCATCCTAAGATAGAAGAATTCTTACAATACGCAAGTGAAAGAGTTAGCTGGATTAACGTTACAACAAATGCTTCAAGAAAAGCAGAGTGGTACGCACTTCAGCCTATTAATCACATTGTATTCAGCCTACACTTTGATAACAAAACTGTGGACAGAATGCTTGATAACATTATCGTGTACAGCTTGTTAAACCATACTCCTTTCCATGTCAACGTTATGGCACACCATGAACACATGGCCGAGGTTAAAGAAGCCACTAAACAACTTGACGTTGGCGGCATCCCTTACGTTGTACGCAGAATACGATGGACAGAAAAGCATGATTGGTTTGACGACTTAAAATATAACCACGAAGACCTGAAATGGATTATGGCCAGTGAAGCTACCGCTTCGGCTAACGTCCTTATCGACGGCGAAAAAGAAATGCACGCCAACGATGTAATTAAGGAACACCTGAATCAGTTCGAAGGGTGGAGTTGTGCTGCTGGTGTAGAAAGCCTAATGATAAACTGGGACGGTGAAGTACATCGTGCTACCTGCAGAGTAGGCGGAAGTCTAGGCAACCTCTATACTGGTACATTTGAACAGCCCAAAGAAAACGTAACCTGCACAAGAAAGTGGTGCACTTGTGCGGCAGATATCCCACTTACTAAGACAAAGAATGATTAAAACCGAAGCAATAACACTAGCAAAACCAGAAAAGATGATGGTTACCTGGGACACTGGTAGACGCTGTAATTACGACTGTACATACTGCGAGGCTACTAGACACGACACATATAGCCCTGTGCATTCCTACAACGAACTCCTTGAAACACTGGAGTTTGTCAAAGCGTACACCGGAATATACAAAGGCGAAGATGCTGAGATTAATATTAGCTTCACAGGCGGCGAGCCAACAATAAATCCAGACTTCTGGCACTTAGCAAGGCATATCAAGAAAAACGAACCTAACATTACATGCGGTCTTACCACTAACGGAGTGTGGCATCCTAGAAAGACAGATGAAATTATAGAACTATTTCAAGGACTAACTGTAAGTTACCATCCTGAAGGCAGCGAAAAAGCAAAAGCACACGTCTTAGAGAATATAAAAAGACTGCATGAATCGGGTATTTGGTTGCAGATTAACGTAATGATGCATGTTGACTATTTCGAAGAAGTGCAGAACGTGTGCTATATGCTCAAAGAATTAGGCATTACACATTCGCCAAGGCCCATCGGCGACGGTACTGTAGAACGCAGTGGATGGTTCGAAGACACCGATGGTACAATGCGAAGGACCAGTCATACCTACACCGAGGAACAACAGGAATGGTTCTTTGATTATATCGGGCAACCTAAACCGGCTAAAGAAAAGAAGGAAGGGTCTGAAGTCGGACGTAGTTGTTGTGGCGGAAGATGCTTAAAAGGCAAAGTGGACGGCGAATGGCAAGACGTCACTCATGTTGATAATAACTTTAAAGGTTGGCATTGTAGTGTAAACCACTACTTCTTGCACATTGATCAGCACGAGAAACTAGTGTACCATCATCAGACCTGCCAAGCATTACACGGTGGCAAACGCGGTCCTTTAGGTTCGTTAGATAATATTGATGCTATTTTTGATTACGCATCTAACGCTGTAAACAGTGACCCAATTGTGTGTCCAAACGATAGATGCGGTTGCGGTATGTGTGTGCCTAAGGCTAAGAAGATAGAAGTGTACAACTTGCTCTAAGACGGTGTTATTTACCTTCTTTGTATGCTAACCAGTCGTCTTTTGTGCAGTCTGAGCACAAAGACATATCAATAGCATCATTGTCAGAAAGGTCTATCTTAGTCATAACTTCAGACTTGTAAGTCAACCAAACGCCTGCTAGGTCGTAGTTCTTGTTTGTTCCACCAACTGCTAGCAACGCCGGGACAGACCCGCTTGCTAGCTTATTGCCGTCTTTACTAACTGTATAATTTAGATACTTAATATTGTTGCCCATTTTTCTCTCGCTTTAGTTACTGTGTCCTGTGGAACTGTGATATTGTTCTTTTCAAGGTGTTGTATATACTTTTGTAACTCACCAACTTGCTGATGATAGAAATCTTCTTTCGAACGATTCCAGTTATGTAAATATCTCCAATACAGTCCATTGCTATTTCTTGTTAGCAAAGCAAATTTAGACGAAGGATACGATGTAATTGTTTCAGAATCGTTAAGATTCTTAAGATACTTCATCATAGTTGCAATCTGATCAACAAACGTATCTAACAAATCAGCAGTACAATACAAAGCTAAAGGAACACCTAGTTCACCACCTAAATGGTTGATTAGACAATACACGTAATCTGTGCCGTCTAATGTCAAACTTTTATACCTGCTAAGACCAATGTTACTTAATTTAGAAACATTGATTGCGCCTTCGCTTGCAGCCAGATTGTACAATTCGGCATTTGCATGCCGATGCACATCCATATCTTCAACGATCAATTTTTCTGATGTCAACAAATACTCAGCGCCGTCGTTGCGATAATAAGCAGCAACTCCTGGGCCGTAGTGTACAAATCCTGTGTACTCTCCGAAATTAGCTTCTTCCCAAATATAATCTTCTTTGCCTTCGTGTCCTTGTCTTTGGCTTTCGGCGCCATGAAAGGACAACGCAGCTTCTTTGCTCCAGCTATCAATGTAGCCTTTTAAGACTGGAATAGTCCATGGTGCACTTGTTGTGTCGGTCATTTTAAATAAATCCTTTAACGTTTTTGTATTTATCTTCTTCTATAATAAATGTGCTAGCTCAGGAAAGACTTCTTTAGCGGAATTCCCACGAATTGCATCAAGTTTGTTTACGTACTCTTTAAAGCCCGGCAGTAGATAGCTGTTGTCTTGTGCATCCATATGATTCAACACTGCCTCCCAACGCTTCCAACCGTAAGGGTTAATCTTCCAGAAGTCGTCGTCTTGTCTGTAGTTGTCCCACAACCATTCTTTGAATTCTGCAAATATTGCACGTACCTCTTGCTTGTCTGCTTCAGGTAGAATTTGTATGCTCAGGAACGTTGGAATATATAACAAGTGCATGTTTACAAGCCCTCCGCCCATCTGTACTCCACCGGGCACAGTGCCTGCGTTCAGCTTCTTAAAGTTCGAACGAATCTTCCATTTCATAAACTCTGGCAGGTGTTTGATATTGAAAATTTGAATTGCTGTTGCTAGGCTGGTTTGAATGTTATCAGGAGTGTTGTCTAGCATGTGCAGTGTTTTTTCAACTTGAGCAAAATCTGTTGGAAAACGAATATACTCATCACGCTCATGGCTGGCATCCATGCTGATAGCAAACTTGACCTTTCTAAATTTCTTCCAAAGCTCTATCAACTCGTCGTCAACTAGCAGTCCGTTGGAGTTATATCGCAACAGAATCTTGTCTTGGTACCCTTGGCGTATGATCTCTTCGATAAACATTTTATGTTCTTTGATCATTAAAGGTTCGCCGCCAGCAAAATATACCTGTTTGAGATTAGGAATCTGTTTGTACATTTCCTCCCAGAAGGTATCTTTTTCGTGCCACTTGTTATTAAACTCGCTGGCATCCCATTGCATCTGATCTTTGACCTCGTCGATCTGAAGTGTAGGAATTAGTTTCTTATGGTCTGATACCCATTTAGAACTGTCATGCGGTGAACACATAACACATTTGATATTACAGGTGTGTCCTAGTCTTAGATCAAGGTACTGTAACTCTTCTGGTACTGTACCGTCTTCCTGTGTCTGTTCAATAAGATGAGGAATATCAACGCCGTCTTGGTCCCACGTCATTGTTTCCCATATACGCTTCGATACAACACCTTGCTTCTCTTCTTTGAAACACTTGGTACAACTCGCTGGCACTTCTCCGTTCAACATAGTAGTGCGAACACTTTTCATGTAATCATTGTTCCATGCTGACATAGGAGTATCCTTGCCAAAGTTTGCAGGCTTGCCGTCCTCCATTTTAACCAGTCCTACTTCGTGATCTGTGCCCGCACCGCTAGCGTTTGCACTGCAACACAAGCGCATATCGCCGTTAGGACGGGTAGCAAAGTGTATCCACGGGAGCACGCAGTACGTAGGTGATTCTGATACTGTTTCTATAATACGCTGGTATTTGCCTAAGGACGTATCTTCGGGTTGCATCCAGGACTCGTCTGACATTTATTTCTCCATTATTTGTTGCTAGTATATAGTCATAATTTACACAATTTATTTAGACTCTGAACAGACTGAAGATAAGTAGTTTTATGACTCCTTACTACTTTGAACTCAACAACTACATTCCTTTTAAGAAAGACGAGCTGTTAGATATTAGCCTAATAAAAATCCTTGAAAATATTGATACAGATAATTTTGTACGCAAAGATAACTACAGTGTCGATATTATAAATCAGGACTTCGTTGCGTTTTTAGTAGAACGAGGTATAGAACTACGCAAAGTTGTAGTTTGGCACTGGCTTGCAAAGAATCCTTACATTGCTCATATAGACTCTGGTCCAGATGGCGATACTATAACTGCCGCGATAAACTGGACACTTACCAAAGGATCTAAAGTAAACTTCTACGAACCGCAAGACTTAGAGCTTGAAGTAAAGTTCGGTAATCAGGACTTACCTGATTGGAGTACATCAAACGTAGGTTCCTACATTCCTATAAACGTTAAAGACGTAGATCCAATAACTGCATGGTCTAGCGAGGGGCCTTGTTTAATCAACCCTGCATTGCCTCATATGATTGTTGCAGAAACTCCAAGAGTTGCTGTGTCACTGCAACTAAAAGAAAACATACCATTTGATGAATTAGTTAAGAGATTTGAACATGGCCCAAAATAAATTATCTAAACAAGTCGATTGCATTAAGGACTATAACGAATTAGACACCGGGTGGCTTATTAAAAGATGGTTGCCTGTAGATCAAGCAAAGATAGAATCTTGGTACAGTGATCTACTTGAAAATTACGGAGATTGGGTCTGGACTTACAGCAAGCATAAAAATATGTGGAAATACGATCCTAACGAAGAATTAGGAAAGTTTATGGCCGACGACGCTTCGTGGCTAATGCTTACTTGGGGTAACGACACCAAAGGGCCGGTGCCGTGGATGCGTGCTATTGCCGAAGACAAGTTCAACCCTACAATGCCGCATGATAGTCTGGGCGCAAGAGAGTGTTTTACAGGTTATGCGTTAGAAGTAGTACAGAACTTGCCTGCTAGAGCAAGAGACATTCAAGTGTCTATTCACACGCCGGGAACTAACTTGCCACCACATCAAGACAGTCCTGAAAAACTTAGGTTCCATATTCCTATAGAAACAAACGAGCAAGCAACGTTTACTATAGATGGCAAAAAAGTTCATATCCCAGCAGACGGATGGATATACCTTGTAAATACCACGTACTTACACAGCACAACAAATAATGGCTGTAACACTAGATCACATATATACGGAGGTGTTATGACCGAAGACATTTTGAACTTAGATCTACAGAACTGCGAAACATTTTTATGAAGCTATTAATCACAGGCCATACAAGTGGCTTAGGCCAAGTCTTGTACAACACGCTAAAAGACAAGCATGACTGCACAGGCGTATCCCGTTCAACCGGATACGACTTGACTGACAGAAAAACTGTAAAAGACATTGTCGAAATGTCTTTAGACTATGACCACGTGTTGAATGTGTGCAAAATTTTTCCGGCACAAGTCGACTTACTGTTAGAGATTCACAAGATGTGGGAGCAGAATAACAAGAACGGTAAGATTGTTAGTATAGGCGGATTGACCACAGAATTTTCGTGGAACTTAATTAGGCAAGCTCCTATTCATCAAACAGATTACATTGCTGCGAAACACGCTTTACTCAAAGCACATCAGGATCTAAGTGTAATTCATCCCTATAACAACCAGCCGCAAAGTGTATTAATACGTCCGTTAAATATCGGCACAAAAGACCAGGAGAGATCGGACGAACCATTTAACACAGAAGAAGAAATTGCAGACCTTGTAAAACTTGTATTAGAAAAAGACTTCTATATATCGACCATTGACGTGAGGAGACTAAAGTGTTCTTGACACCGCAGTCTGCGGTGGACAGCAACCTATTACTCAGTAACCTAATTACCTTTCAGAAAGATTACGAGTTCCTGCGAGATAACCGTATGTTCTATGACTACAACAATATGGATGACATTGTTGAAAATCGTCGAGACACGGGACATTTTTGGCAGGTTGCTCCTTTTATCTATAACAAGGAATTGCTTAGCGGATTGCCCGACGAGTTTGCTAATCTTGAAACTGTAAAAATTATTCAGTCATTAAAAGTGCAGCCTATTCTTGCTACGTTTTCTGTATTAAAGCCCTATAGCAAAATAGACGACCACGAAGATCATGACGAAGATTGTATTGCAGGAGCAGACGACACTTATGTAATAAAGTATCATCTAGGTATTGACGTAACCGGAACGGCTGGTCTTGTAGTGAATAACGAAGCAAGCACGGTCGAAACAGGCAAATTAAATGTATTCAACGAAAGTATGCCGCATTATGCATACAACAATTCTAGCAAGGATAGATGCGTTCTAATACTTTCATTTTTAGCGAGTGACTTATATGAGTGATTTTGAGATAGTACCCTGGACGCAAGAACTTAACTTATCTGACTTTTACAAAGAAGCAGGACGCAGAGGATTCTCTAACAATTCTTCACAAAGAATGTTAGTGGATTGTTTTAGAAACGAACGCGAGAAACAAACTTGGCTCTTGTATTATAGAGGCGAAGCTATAGGCTCTGTAGTTGCACATTCGTTTGACGACGTTATGGAATCGAACAGTTACCGCATAGCTGCAAGAACTTGCGTGTTTACAGACAGATTAAAAGGAATGACTTACGCTAATGGCCTTAGGGGCATCTATGTTATTACTAAGCATCAAAACCCAACAGCACAATTTCTTATTCCTGCATGTATAGACTGGTGTCCACCTGATGCCAAACTGTACATTACTTCAAATGAGTTAGAGGCCGGAACTCAACAAAGAGTGCACAAAATATTCGGACCTGCCTTGGAAAAGACTGGCGTTATGAAACCTGTAAAAGAAGTGAACTACCGAGGCACTGATCAAACCGTATGGCAGTTTGACCAGGACCTGTTTTTAGAGCAATTAGATTTTGCTGGTAGATGGTAATTTAAAGTTCTGAATGTTTGCTGTATCAACAAAATCAGTTATGATCTCTTCGTATCTACTCTTGTAAGGCTCTTGTAAGTAAGGCTGCCAAAAACCGTCCTGCAGGTTCGAGTAGTCATGTTGTATACGGTAACACAACCGATCTTTGATATCGCCTAACCTTCTGTGCAAAGTAATTGAATTATCGAACATTAACAAATCATTATTGCTCTTATATTCGTGATCGTAAATGTACTTATCAACGAACAACTCCTTATTAATCTCATCAAACACTTTCTGACTGTCTTCTTCTGACATACCTTTGATGCTGTAAATTGTGTTTACAGAGTAATGCAAGCCTTTGATGCCGCCTGGACTTTGAATTACTATCGGTATTTCAACACCGTCCGTAGGACACATATTACTGTGCATTACTTCGTCTTGTTCCATACGCAGTCCGGGATTGATCTTTCCCGGTGTAAACTTGTGAATCAACACCATTTCGTCAAGTTCAGAGCGAAACCTTTCAGAGACATTTTCATAGTAATCAGGAGTAGTTAAGAACCCAGTCGACGAACCAATCATATTCTCGGCGCCTAGTAGACTAACACCTGGCGTAAATGCTAAATTGCCGCTTTCGTTTGAGTGCCACAGCAGTTCGCCTTCTGCAAACATACCAAGAGCATTGCCATTCTCGTCGCGCCGGCCGCTTACACGCATAACGTGTTTGCCTTCTGGACTATGCTCTTGCATTCTTGCAATACTCTTAAGACGCAGTTTATCCACATCTTCTATTTCAGGACTGTCTGCTATTGATGCTTGAACAACCTGTGTCCAAGTCATGCCAGGATACTTTTTCAAGATATTGTAGCGTATTCCGTAGCGGGTATCTCCCCAACGCAAAACTCGATCTGTTTGCTTTTCCCAACCTAGGTTACAATCTCTAAGAATTGTAACGAGATTGTCCATTTGCAGGTTACCAATTTCCATCCATTCATCATCTGTTAGGTGATCAAAATCTACACCGTCGATGAATATGCCATAGTTTCCTAGGCCTGGTATCTTTGATACTTTCATTTATTTTTCCTCATTCAAAATTTACTACTTTGATAAACTGGTCTTTGGGTTTAGGTACATTTGGTACTTGCCCGCATGTTCGTGCACAGGTTATCAACTTGTTCTGCGTCCAATAGTAGTCCCACGCTGTTTGCCAACTTTCAGTACTAACAATATCTTTAACCGAATGCTCTAGTGCACTTGTGTTACCCAATGTTTGCTTTAGTTCTCGATATTGCTCTAACATGCGAGTTCTTATTTCTTTAGTAATATCTGTATCCGGAGCATAATTATAAGGCGTACTTGCAAGGAAACAGCAGGGAAACACGTTACAATAAGCATCTATATAGATTTCTTTGGTATGTTTCACGTAACAATCGATCTTAACATCAGCAAGAACATCTTTATAGTTCCTAACCATGTCATTGGTAATGTACGACAATTCAGACATACTAGGCGGTTCTAAATAATACTCAGTGTTACCTTGGGTGTTGAATACTGGAAACTTTGGGCTTCCGATGAAACGTGAACTATTCTTTTCTGTAAACATAGCAAAGCCTTCTTTTTCAGCTCTTTCCCTTGCTAGGTCCACTTGATGCTCGTTGTGCTTGAACTTTATAAAACACCATTCGGCTCTGCCGCCAGCTTTCATAAATGCGCGAGCGTTTTTAATTATGCGATTAAAATCTGTACCTATGCGATAAAGGTGGTGCGTGTCCTCTAAGCCATCTAATGCAAAGATTACATTATGCTGTTTGGGCATTGCCTTCGCTAAACGCTCCCACCAAGCTATTGTCCTTGCACTACCGTTTGTATGAATACGAATGTTTAGATCAGGATTAATACGAGCTGCATATTCAATCATATCAACAAGATCTGTGTTAATAATAGGATCGCCAAAATTGCCGCACATATAAAACCCTTTGATTTGGGTTAATACCTCTGGAGTTGCTATTGTTTTAAAATCTTCTATTGTCCAGGCTTGGTTCTTTATGAGCGGATTAATCTGGCCACCGTGATGATTGCGCGAACACATAGGGCACGCTGCTTGGCATTTGTTTGTTATCTCAAAATGTATATCTTCAAGCTCTGTAAATTTAAACATCTCTAAATCCAATTATCATAAATCTTGTGTACTTTTGAGTTTCTAACTCGTCACTGTAGACTATCTTCAGTCCTGACTGTTTTTCGAATTCTTTCAAATCTTTTGCGCAACGAACATGTTCGCCACAGTCGAAGAAGTCATTGCTCTGTAATACTATAAGTGCACCGCGCGGTGTTAACGTTAGCCATCGTTCGTATTCTTCTTGTGTCAAATGTTCGCAGATTGTATTGATAACAAGGTTAGCGTTATACCGTTCTATCAATGAATCACATGTGACTGCTTCAAACTTTCCTTGTATGTGTTGCCGCATATTTACTGTGCGGGCTATTTCCTCGCACTCAGGATCTATGTCAAACGATTTAATACGCTTGATGTCTATTTCACTATTAAATAGCAGGCTAGCTAATACCCCGTTCCATCCTCCGTGTATAACAATATCAGCAGGCGGCCATAGCATCTTTTCGAGATGTTCTACTAACCAGACCTTAGATCTTACTTGTCCCTTCCAAAAACTTTCAAGAGTCCTATATCGGTCCTCTGAGTTCCTGATCGCGTCCATCCAGAACAATACGTCTGCTATTTCTACTTTCATTCTTTACCTTGGGTATTTTTGAATCTGCTGAACTTACACACGTCGGTGTTATACAAGGCTGTGCACTAGGAAACAGCGTAAAGCCGTTGTCAATAGTTCCTAGTGGTTGATCGTGACAGCTATACGAACGCTTGACTTCGCCGCCGGGCTCTCTGATTATACAGCTCTGGTATCCTGCGTTACAATCCCAACCCTGGAACTTGTTAAACCCAAATGCGTTAAACCGCTCTGCTTGGTCAATGTAATATTTATTGCCCTGGCTGTCTTCTAGTCTAACTTGCGGCAGAGCCTCGCCTTCGTATTTTTGTGGAAATCCAATTTGAAGTAACTCTCGCTGGGACTCTGAGTAGCCCGACACAACAAAACTTGCTGTAGGGTCGCTCTGAGGCTTTAACGTGACGTTTATGCCTCTATCTGCAAAACGTTTGCACCTCGAGTAGTATTCGTCAAATAAATCCGGAACCATTACCTGATTAATTGTGACGTACACACCTGCTCGCTGTAGCTGCAAACACTTGTCACCAAACTCTTGCTCGTTGGCAAACTCTCCGTGAAAGCTGGCTGTGATACTGCGCCTGTCTAACGTATCAGTAACGGCCAGCCATTTCTTCCACCATTTGCTGCCCGGCGACATGTTTGTAGTCATGTGAATACTTTGATAACCCGGATTGTTATCATCTGCATAGTGTTCTACGAGTTCGCCGAAGTGTTTGTATGCTGTGGGCTCGCCGCCTGAGAAAGAGAAGTGAAAATCTGTAAAACCGTTGGCTCTTGCTTGACTTTTGATTTCGTCTATAGTTTGTTTGTAGACTTCTAAAGGACGGTGATCCGGAATGCTTGTACGAGCATAAGGCCAGCAGTAGGAACAAGCATAATTACAGAATCGGGCTAATATCCACGACACTGTAAAAAGGTTTGTATCTAATAGTGTTTGCTGACCTAAGCTCGTAATATCCTCAAATGGAATGTCTTGATAGCTCATTCGCTAGTTTTGTTCTCCTCTAAAAATCTTTCGTACAGCCACTCGAAGTCGTTTATCTTGCCCAACTGAACGCTAGACTCAATAGAAAGCCCAAATTCACGACCGTGTATAGCGCCTCGTCTTGCATAGGCCCCTTGACTCGAACGGCGTTCATCGGTGTTACACCATTTGTCAAGCCTTTCTTTTGTTTCGTCATCTATCTGTCCTCGTATTACGCTGCTTGCTAGTTTGGCACACTCTCTAAAAGCACTGCGCCATGTTGAAAACGGGTCTGTATCGAACGCGGTTACATTTGACACCTCCGGTACTGCTTTAAACTTGTAACTTATGCTGGTTGTCATGTCTGTTGAATTAATATCAACATTCTTTGTCAGCTCTGTGGGTAATAGTTTAACACCTCCGTAGCCGTAAGTCAAGTCATTTACAGGATTTTTGCTGCGCCATACGTGTACACAGTCTTTATCCCAATGAGCTACTTGGTAATCAAAATTGAAATCTTTTTCAATCTCGGCGTCGCCGTCTACTACCCAGAACATATCAGTATCGACAATCCCTGCTGCTTTGATATGGGCATTGTGTATGCCTTTAACGTTGTGTACACGTTTTGTTCGAGGAAACCTTTCTAACAACGCATGGTAATTCTTTTCTGCGTTTGGTTCCTTATAGCTTATGAACACAATATCATACGGCTTCGGCATGCTTGCACAGTAGTCAACTTCTTTTCTGTTTATTACAAAACGAAATTCAACTTCTCGGCGGGTTATTGGTGCATGCTTGCTAGCAAGTACTATACCGTCGAAGTACTTGCCGTTCTTAAATGCATGATTTTGTTTTCTGTCGTAACTATTGTGATGCGAAAAATACCAGTTAAAGTCGAAGTCATCGTTAACTTTAATTCCCGGCCAGATTATCCAGAACATATCCGTCTTGGACTTCTCAAG